ATTACTTTGTGGCAAACTTTCCATTTTGAACGCGGGTCCCCCTTATAAAAAATGGAACTCCCTATAGACAAGGAGACCTAACCACACAATGAAGTTCTGTAGTCAATGCGATAATATGATGTATAGCATCGAAGAGCGAGATGGGTCAGCCTTTCTCAAGTGTCGTCAGTGTCCTTACGAGGAGCAGATTACCCGAGACAAGCCCGTGGTGTATGATCACGATTTGTTGCAAGACACCTCAATTCAGTACTCAATTAACCCATACCTTAAGCACGATCCGACACTGCCTCGGTTCGCGAACATGAAGTGTCCGAACATTACCTGCCCTACAAAGGGTAAGGAGTCCAACATTGTGGGCATCAAGTTGGATGCCAAAAATGTGGTTTGGATGTATCAGTGTGCAGTCTGTGATGCTACATGGAAGCAGTCGGCCAGGGGGCCTTAACCAGTGAACTTCGTATCTACGCGAGCGAGTTGGCGGACCGGGGCATAGACACCGCTCCACTTTGCAGCGGTTAGAGGGAGACCACCCACTTGCTGAGTCTTTCCGGAGCTCAGCGTTCCCGAACGGGTCACAGTAGACAAATTTTTAGGTTGATTCACATATCCAACTCCAACGAAGGGACGAACGCGCTGCATAACACCATTCACCGCACTAACTGTAGCATTTCGCGGGGTGACAATTGCAGCCGCCTGGCTTGCAAGCAGTTGGGCGTTCATGATAGACTGTGTCGGGACGACCTGATCGCTGGTCTGAATCTTCTTAGGGATCGCGCCGTTGCGGTAGGACTGAGCCGCCGCCTGTATCTTAATAAAGTTCGTATAGTCGGACGCCGATAGAGTAGGCATTTGTGATTACTTGAGGAAAATACGCCCACCAGCAAATGCAGGTGACTTCCATGCGGGAACAGCAAGGACACTTCCACGTCCAAAGAAATCTGCCTTAGCAATAGGTCCAATGTCGTATTTCACGGGTGCCACGAATGTCCGTGACTTTTTCTCCGGATCTGTCACATACGTTGCAGCAACACGTGCAAGGCGGGTAATATCTGAAGGTTGAGCAGGGAGAACAGGCATTTGTGTATTCGCAAGAAACAACGAGCGGATGCGAGAAAACGGATAAAAGAACTTCAACACAAGAGTAAGTATGGATCTCCACCCCGAAGTTAAACCTGTGTTCCGGAAGGAAGTTGCAGAGATGGTCAAGCAGCCTCGGATTACTCAACCGTTCTTTACAAAGTATGAATATACAGCCCTGATTGCCACACGTGCTCAGCAACTTGCAGAGGGTGCAAAGCCGTTAGTGGATCTCAAGGGACTCAAGACATCCGACCCCATGTTTCTGTGGACGGTTGCCAAGATGGAAATTGCGCAGAGGAAGCTACCATACATTATTCGGCGGCAGCTTCCCAATAATACATCTGAGTTTTGGAGCGTGCAGGAGATGGAGATTATGTGGTAATTACTTTATAGCAATAGCTACCACGAGTGCCAACAGCATATAAATTAGTCCCTCATTCCACCCATGAGCGGGGCTAAAGAAAGGAGAGCCAAACATATCCGCAAAGCCTCCACCAACTGTGTGGAGTAACGCGATGGTCACAATCACGATGAGTAACCACTTTTTGAATGTGCTCATTACTTATTCGCCAGACAACTTCGCAAGGTCCTCGGCTGACGGAGGGAACAGGAGCAGGGGTGGAACTTCCTGAGGAGGATTCATCATTTGAGGGGGGTCGTGCGTCAGGATTTTCATAGCCATCGACAGATCGATGGACTCGCTCGGTGTAAAACGAGCATTCACCTTCGCAACATCAGAATCAATCTTCTGTTGAAGGCGATTAGGAGTGAAAGTGATATATGCAAACGCAACAATTACAGCAATCACAAGGGCTGCCAGGAGCCATTTCTTTGGGAACTTCATTGTTCTTCGGGTAGACAAGAAAAACGGAAGCGTGTTCATCAAGATAAGAGGAGACACAATGGATTTCCCTATTCCTGTTCGATGCTACACATGTAATCTTCCTCTCGCAGGTAAATGGAAGGAGTTTCTTAGACTTGTTGCCAAATATCGCAAGGCTGATGGGCGGGCGGAGAATGATGATTTAGTATACCTTACGAGGACGACTACTGTCACTGCTGAGGGGAGGGCTATGAATGACCTTGGTCTTACTCGAGAGTGTTGTCGGCGACACCTCTTCACACACCCGGGCGTATAAACAGTCACTACAATACTTAGTCTTTGTTAGTTCAACACAAGTGCTCCCAGCACAATGAGAAATGTTCGGAATTCGAATACGAAGTTTTACCCGCTCCATTTCTTTTTTACCTAAAGGATAAGAGTAAATGTCGTCTTACAGCGAATATCTTGGACGTATGAAACAGCGAATGGTTACGATCACGGACACTCGTCCGCATCGCGATGCTGGACACCAAACTGAAATCGTCCGCCGTCTTGCCGCCTCTGGAAACCTTGAGACCGCAGTTGCAAATACCGCCTGCTTGTTGCCCCTGAACGCACCCTCAACGCGCGGTTCATCGGGGTACAACCATGGAGGTGGTCACAAGGTTCAGTCGATGTCAACGTATGTTGCATACAAGGCAGGTCAGGCTGTGGCGCAAGGTGCATTGCGAACAAATGTAAAGGCATCGCAGATTACGAATACAATGCCATGCCTGTCATCATCTCAACTTCCTGAAATTAATGACAGGATTGCTGCAGATCCAACTGGATTTGGTGCGATCTATAATGCCAGGCAGTTAGGAGAGCAGGGATATAAGACCTGTGTTACATGTGGTGCTATCCGCAAGTCACAGCTTGCGTCTGGTTGTAACTGTAGTCTTACGGTGGCTCAGGCAGCAGCCCTGAAGAGCACAATTAACTGGCCTCATACGGCGGATCGTAACGCTTAAACACTTTTATACAAAGGTAAGTATGTTGACAGTCTATACTTACAAAGTCCCCAAACCCTCTGGATGTTTTGATTTATCTATTCTTCCCCTCGATAAATGGATGGATACTGTATTGGATATCACTGCCCACCAAACAACAGGTGTTCTTTGGTTTGGGTACTTAGATGGGTGGATGTTGACTCCACATGAAGAAGTTGTCTTACGAAAAGCGATTCGACAATTTGACTGTATTTTAATTACACAGTTCCCATTTTCACTGTCTCAGGCTTGGAAAAACGAAATCGATTGGGTCTACACAGTCGAACCCAATGGATCAGCCAACACTCACAACAATGGTCGTATTATACACGATGGGAGTTCGCCTCAACACAGACACGTTAGTTCAGGATCTCCCACTTACGGATTCAATCATCAAGATCGAAAAGCAGGGAGTTCTGAAGAGGGGATCGTCAAAGCGCGACCTCATAAAGCGAAGGGCAAAGACAACCCCTCCTAAGCGAACAACTGGATTTGGACATAACTCAATTACAGTTGTCGTCATGTCTGATGGCGATGGCACATTTCTTCGCAAAGAGATTACTGTTAAAATCTTCCAGAACGGCGTGTTTCATATCACGGGTGTTCTTGATGAGTCTTATGACCGAGATGTGACTACGCGGTTGCGCACACATATCATGGAACATTGTCCTACAGCTGTGATTTCAGGAGAATGGACTGACGTTCGTAGGGTGGTCTTGATGAACTATAAGACAAAGCTAGTGGATACAAAAAATCTATCGCGTGACGCGTTATATGCGTCATTGCGTGGAAAGGGTGTTACAACAGTGTATGAGCCCGCCGTGTATCCAGCAGTGAAGATCTACTTTCCCGAAACCAAGTGGATTGCAAAGGTGTTTCGCACGGGTCAAATTATCTTGACTGGAATGACTACTCACGACGAATGTGCGTCATTAATGACAAAGTTAAAGCCATTGGTTGGAGTATAGATATGCCCCAAACAACTCGTGAATTGACCGAAGCTGAAGTATCCGCCGGTATGCGCGGAATTAATGATGAAGATCTTACCGCCACACAGCTCCAGGCGCATGTTCGTAATATGGATACATCTAAGGAGAAGTGGGCACACTTGAAGAATAATAAGGTCCAATATGAACTGAAGCTTCAGGAGGATAACAAGGTCCTCTATTTTAATTATCCCTCCCTTTTTCAGATGCATGCAGAGGATCGTCTTGATTCTACCTTTTTTGAGATGCTGGCACTGAAGCGTAAGATTGAGAAGGGAGAGATCACTCCTGAGCAAGCCACTCAGATTATCGGAACTAAGCTGTCTCAACGATTTGTTCCTGAGTTGGCGCAGGGGCAATCACAGGCATCGACGATGTCATATCAAGATTACTACAGGCAGACTCGCTAGAGTTCCAGACCTCGTGTGCATCGGTGCTCTTGTAGACCAAAAAGAAGTACTTGTAGAGCTGATCCCATGTGCAGTCTGACATTGCATAGCACTTCATCCGACTCAACTTCAAACCATCCAGGATCCCACACAGATCCTCCTTTGACATACTATTCTCCAATACCAAGAAGTCATTCTGGGGGTTTTCATAAAGGATGCGAACATCCTCTATGCATTCCATCAGACACTTGTAGCCAAGAATACAATACTGCTTTTTGTAGTTCAAATTGATCAATGCATTGCAATACTTGTTTGTGAAGTTCTCACGCTTCCACATTGGCAGGGTCCACCATTTTTCAGTGGGCTCCTCAAATCCACCCTTTTCACGCATGACTTCATCAATCTTGAACTCCCTGTAAGCCTGCGGAACAATGTGATGAGGGGTTAGGCGGTTGATCTCTGAATTCCGGATCAGTGAAAAGTTATTCCATCCGTCGTTCATATACTGAATATACGCAAGCTTGTGAACGCGAGCCATCTTGGTCTTGACAGCTGTTCGAAGCAATAATTCAAGATCGTCGCAGATAGGAAGGAACTCTGAGTAGTTTCCCATTTCGTTTAGTGTTGAACGACGCCATATCCGCGGGTGATTTGGCACACCGACAATGTGTGAGAGAGTATAGTTATTGATATTAGGCGTTGAAATCACATTCACCCATGTTCCGTTATACTTTTGACAGTAATATCCGGCATATCCGAGACCAAAATGATCTCCATATGAGTGTGTATTGCCATTCTCATACAAGTGAGCGGTGTCCATATAGACAAATCCAACTTCCGAATCATTATCAAATACCTTTGCTGCATCAGAAAGGCAATCAACTAGAATCTCATCATCGTGATCGAGCTCAAGAACATATTTACCCCTACACATGGATGCAGCTTCATTCTTCACATTTCCAATGTTTCCACTGTTCTCTGCCCTCCGGTAAAGACGAATCCTAGGATCATTCTTTGCAAGCGTCCGGAGGAACTCGAAATGCTTATCATCGGGAGAGTCATCCACAACGACCCATTCCCAATCTCTGAGAGACTGTGCCTTTAGGCTGTTATACGGGCGATAAAACTTATCATAGGAGTTGTAGCAAGTGGTGAATACTGAAAAGATAGGACGTGTGATTTCATGAGGGAGCAAACAGTTGTGAATGTAGCAAAAGTTGACACCGCGATTAAATGCATCAATGTCCTTAATATTATCAGAAAAGTGAAGCCATCTCAGTCGCATGCGATTCACTAAAAGTCGCATTCGTCCATAGTACTCTGTCTCCGACTTTCCGTAGGTCACGATAAGATGATAGTTCACATCAAAAAGTTTGAGAACATCTTCTGGATTGGATGTTGGATTAATCGTACAATTAAGTTTCTCTTCGTTCGCTGCAAGGAACGTGTCAATTGAAGAGTACTCCTCGTCGCGAAACAAGAGGATGTTTGGATATTTCATTATTCTATTCTATTTCTTTACTGCGTAAGTTCTGTCCGCAGTTCCATGAGCATCTTTCCCAATACGTTCTTTCCCGGCCACTTTGATGGATCATTTGCTTTAGATGTGTCTGCAGAGGTTCCGATGCCCCAATACTTGTCACGAGCAGACGCCTCGCCGATCGGGCGCTTTCCAGTCTCCAAAAGCTTCGTCTTGAGATCTGGATGCTGGATGAACTTAGCCTTGACTGCCATGCGCATAATACCGTCCTTGGTCTTGTCCCACTCCTCTTTGACAAAGTCCTTGACCTTCTTGCCAAGCGCCTTCACAGCCTTAGGAGAGGGTGTCTTCAGAATCTTATCAGCAATGGCTCCATCGCCAAACTGCTTAGCCTTTGCCCATTGAAAGTAGTGCTCGACAGTTGGGAAGGTGATGGAATCAATCTGAAAGGGAGCCTCATACATATTGGAAAGTGCACGCCATTCACCCTTGCCCTCATCAGCTCCGAAGAACAGAACAGGCTCGGCACCGGGCTCAGCCACCTTCTTGATGATCTTCTTTTTAGGAAGTGCCTTGGCTTCGGATGGCTTCTCCTGCTCTGAGCGCTCATCCTTGACCTCAGGCTCAACAACAGGGAGCG